ACTCTGTTGCAGTTGTTTCTGGTAAGTAAGTTAGTTTTACATTAACTGTTACCGAATGTGTATCGTGTACAACTCTTATATCTGAATCGTTTACTTCAAATCTAGGATCATAACTTATTACTGTATTAACCTCTTCCTCAATAGCATCTTGTGTTTCAGCATCTAACGGTTCAAACACATATAATTCTAAGTCGCAACCAAATTCTGGGTCAGACCATTTTTCACCCTTACGGATTTTAAAATGATTCAGCAGATCTCGTTTGGCTAATTCTAAGCCACTCAGACGGTTACTTGTATAAGGTTGATTAATAGTTGTGTATCCAAATATATTGCTCATACAACTATTTATGCAAAAGATTAACTAGGTAGATAATGGCTCTATTATTAGCTTATCTTCTTGCCAATGTATATACTTTTGCCAAGCTGCATCTGGTATTGTTAGTGTATGATGCTGATAAGCATAGTTTATTTGGTACCACGAAGGGTGTGTTGGTCGTTGCATAGGTAAAGGATATAAGCTATCGCCTTTCTTTACATTGCATGGACCACAAGCAGTAACACTGTTTTCCCATGTTAGTCTTCCACCTTTTGACTTTGGAATAACATGATCGATTGTTAAGTCGGCATAAGCAAACCTATCGCCACAATATTGGCAACAGTATTTGTCTCTGACATATAAATTTCTACGAGTGAATTTTGCTTTGGAGGGTTGTTTGTGATAAGTGTTAAGCATGATAATGCTTGGGTATGGAATAGTTACTCTTGGTGACCGGAGAAACTCATCTTCGTAATTTTTAATTACGTGTACTTTTTCAGCCCACATGGCTTTAATTGCATCTTGCCAACTAACTGTGCTAAGTGGCATTTGAGATAATGGTTGCCCATCAGCATTAAGTAGTAAAACGCTTTTATTCAAGATAAAAATTCCTTGTATTATATTAGTATTTAAATATTTATGGAGTGAGTTAACTGAGTAGATTTGCAAGAATTCTTTTCCTGCTCTCAATCATATTTGGTAAAAACCTTTTTGTTTCTGCATAGTAAACATATTCTGCTTGCTTTTTTTGTATGTCGGTTAATTGATTTGAACTATATTCTTTTACAAGCGATTGTATACCTTGCTCTGCTATTAGAGTTCTGTCTTTAATTGTTCCATAATCTCCTAGCATCATTATCTTTGCTTCTGTTTGTCTACTTAGTCTGTCACTTCCACTTAGTGTTAATGCAGTGGCTATGTAGTTCCATTTTTTATCATTAATAAACTCTAATAATCTAAATTTCCTAACAGAGGTTCCTACTTGTTCAAATTTGCCTGTATCTGCATATAAACTTAACATAGCATCATATTGTGACTGTGTCATTTCTGATAGTGGAAATAATTTTTTAAATCTTTTTTCTTTGTCTTTGAATTCTTCTATCCAAATTATATATGCATCATTTTCCGTTAGGCCGTTGCTATCAATTCCAACAGTTCCTTTGTATCCAATCACTGAATTTTTTGTATATCCTGTCCATCCAATAGTTCTAAGTTTAAAATTTATTAACTTAGAACTTGCTTCAAGTTCAGATAAGTTTACTAATGTACTGGTTGCAGTATCATCAATTATAGAAAATAAACTATAATCTATTAGATTTTTGTTATCAATTGTTGATTGTAAATTGAAACTTGGCATTATGCAGTATTTCCTTTACCAGCAGTAAACGTTTCTTCTACTGCACTAACACCCTTCCAAGGATGATGTTCTGGCACACGGCTTGCAGTACTTTTCAGTACACTTTGGTTTGCAGTTTGATTTTGTATATTAATCTTTGTAGCTTCTTCTGGTGTTGGTCCATTCATATCTATTTTTGTACCTTGTATGATTTGGTTGCCTGCTACTAGTAAATGATAGTTAGTATCCGCTTGCATTTTAATATCTAATGCACTATATACATCTATACCAGCTACGCTTGTTTCTAATTTTATTCCATCGCCGCCAGCACTTTTTATATTAACTCCAATTTCAGCTTCCATATTAATGCTACCTTTAGCATGTACATTGTAATCACCTTCGGTGTGCATGCTTATACCTGCTTTACTGTAAACATCTATGTGGCCTGCAAAGTCCATTTCAACCCAAGCATCGCCTGACTGGTTTGTAATAAAAACAAAACCATTACTGTCGTCCATTAAAATTTGAGCACCACTTTTTGTTCGTAATCTAATATTGTTACTAGCATTGTTGTCGTCACCATCGTCCATTGACAGTACATGTCCTTGGCGTGTTGTAATACCAAATACTCTACTAGGTGATTCTCGTCTTGCACTACTTTGACTGTGTCCTCTGACATAATCTACACTTAGACCTTGTTGATTTAATACTGACTGAAAGTATTCATCTAGTGGTTTAGTGTCTGCATCATTTGTATCTTTTGGATTTTTTTCGGAACCAACTGGTCCTAAACTAGTTTCGCCATCCGCATACACTTGTCCACTTGCTCGGCCTCCCATCATTGCATTTCTATCTTTAGCAATTAACGATCCAATTACAATGCCTTGCTCTATACTACCAGTATATGCTACTACAACGTTTGTTCCTATTTCAGGAGGTTGTGGCCACATGCCATAACTTATAGGTGCCTGTGCTTCTTTAGTTTCGTCATCGCCACTGTCTGTGATTTTTGTATGTCCACCAAATGGTGTAGCGAGTAAGCAAATTCTTTCTGAATTCTTTGAACCAAATTCGGATATACGTATCTTTATTCTACCTGTATATAAACTATCAGTGTTATCGACAACTTCACCAACATATACTCCACTAAGATTATTAATTCCTAGTTCACTGCTTTGTTTTGCTTTTTTTGAAACATGCACACCGCTGTGCTTTATTAATCCTGCCATATTAGCCTCCTGATAGTTCTAGTATTTGATTTATCAACAAAGACGTATTTGAATTAACATCTTTATATCCGTTCAGTGTTTGTGTAAATCTACCACCCTGGAATCTACTTTCCACAGTAGTTAGTTTATATACTCCTGTACTTATTGGATCTACTTCACCTTTAATTTGTTCTGTTAGTAATTTGTCTGTATTTGGATTAAACTGTATAAATGTTATTAATGCATCTTGTTTAGCATAATCTGGTGTTTCTAATTTTCCTTTTACTATTGCTTGCATATTACCCATCCAATGCGGATCGCCTTTAATTTCCATAGTAAAGTTAATAGCATCATATTCTCGTTTAGCCATTTTTTGCATTCTACGTGCTATTGTTGATTGAGCACTTGTGTTAATTTCATTAGACTGTTGACCTTCGCTTGATTCGTTTTTTGCTACACCGCCAACGACTGGATTAAAATATGCTTCTGTACCTGATGCTTGTTTTATATCTGATAAGAAAATTGAATCAGTAATTGTAGTAGGAGCAAACTGTGCCTTTCCTTCTGCATCTGTGCCATGAACATAAAGACCAGCACCTGGTTCGTCAAGCACAAAAAATAGATTTTGTATATCTATCTGATAATTTATAACTTCTGTATTTAGTCCAGTATACATATACGAATAGCTTTTTTCAATTCCCAATGATTTAAATCTTTTTACTTGTGCAGCTTGGTCACCTAATGCTTTATCTCCCTCTTCTAAACTGGCTGGATATGTTGTTGTATTCAATGATATTTTGATTGTGTAAGTTACTAGTGTTGGTTCTACGTGGCCATAATTTTGTGGCTTGGTGTGTATTGGATACGTTGTTTTAGATTCTACTACAATATGTGGTATTATTTTTTTCTTATGTGCTTCATCTACCCACTTATCCCATGCATAACAATTGTTTTCTATTGTCTTTTGAATTGCCATAGCTATGTTAGTTTCTCGTTCAATAGTATATATGTTTTTGCCTTCGCTGCCAGGACCGTCTTGAGAATATCGAGTACTGCTTGATGCATCTGATGTACTGCCAAACGGTTTGCTTTGTAAATCAAAATCACGCAAATCGTTTTGAGTTGTGCCTCCTCTGTAATATGCACTAGTATCAAATACTATCTTTATTTCCTTTGGCGGTGGAGTGTAAGGGGCTGGAGGTGATGGTGCCATTAAATCTTTTATTCCATCATTGTATTCTTTTTCAAGACCTTTGACAAAATCTCCTATTGTTGTAATTGCGGAAACTGATATATCCGAGTCAGTTACTCCTTCAGTTTGTGCGTGTTTTAATGCCGACCATGCGATAATATTATATCGTGTTCCTTCGGGTCCAGTTGTACTTCTTATTTGATTAAATTTAACTGGATACAAATATACACCTGGAAATTTAACACTTCTGTTGTTAACTTGATTTCTACCTAAGAATTCTAACTTTAACAAAAAGTTCTGTGAATACAGATTTGAAGGTTTACCAAGTTGCTTACCTGCACTTAAAATTTTATCAATAAAAGAAAATCCTAAATTTTCAAATAAATCAAATTGTATAATACCCGGAGTAGCATTACCGTGCTTCTGTCCTGGTGTCATTGCTGCAATTGACATAAAATTATCTACAGAGAATTCTGAATCAACACCCTGTTTAGCAATAATAAAAGCCTTGTTGTTTGTAAGAGAAGAGTCATTGTCACCTATAAGGTTTGGGTCATTCCATATTTCATTGTTTACTATGTATAAAGTCCAACGATACGTAGGACTGTCTACTGTACTCATCCAATTCGTGCCTGTTGTTAATTGTTCTTCTGCTTTACCAAGTTTTTTTATTTCGTTTGCTTCTTTTGTTTTTATAGCGTCTGGAACTATATCTGGTTGTGTAAATCCTGCGGCGGCAAAATCTGTATCTTGGTCAGCAAAATTAACTTCACTTGCTGATTTGCCGTTTGCCATAGCAACACCGTTTTCAATAACATCTTGTGTATATTTGCCATCACTGCCTACAGTAGCGCCTTCGTGTTTTGCCATTGACGATAGTAGTTCAGTTGTTACTTCTGGATTGTTACGCAAACTTCCTAAGTTATCATCTGGTGAAACTCCTAAATCATCTGACACTCTTTGAACATATGCTTCAGTATTGTTTTCACTTGGTGGTGCCCAACGAGTAATAATATCACGTACTGAATTATTACCATGTTTCTCTTGGCTTGTGTATAAATTTAATGCACCAGCACGTACACCGTACTCTGGATTAGAAAATTTAACAAAGCCAGCATTACTACCAGCGGCGCCTTTCCAATTATCACCACTTGTTCTAATGTTTAATGGATTATTATTTCTATCCGATAGTGTAGGCATGTTTATGAGAACCTTACAGGTACGTTAATTTTTATTCCAGTTTTAAAATCTAAAACTGGGTCTACTAATTCATCTTGATTAAATAATGCAAACACCCACCATAAATTTGCATTGCCATATAATTCGTATGCTAACAAGTCTGGTTTTTCTTCATGCTTTGCTTCTACTGTAATACTAGTAGTTGTTGTATTTTGTATATCTATGCTATCTACATTTAATACGTCTAGGTATTGTTTGTTAATAATTTGTGTATTTCTATACAAACTATCTGTACCATAATCTGCCATTATAAAAATCCTCCTTTAGTTCTTAATTGATTTCCCGATGCATAATCTTGTAAATCAAAATTATCTTTAATAGTCTTTGGTGGAATTTGTGGAACTAGTTCAATCGCTGCTAAAATTAATGCAGGCATACTTATTTGTCCAGATACTGGATCATCAAAAGTTACATAGTCTGTGTCTTCCGGTAATGTGTAGTTAAAGCTTCTTAGTACACATGGGATATTTTTTGCATGTGCTACTCCATATGCATTAAACTTTAATATTGGAGGAGGAGTTCCTGCTCTTGCTCCTGCTCTTATACCATGCTCTGATTTTGAAGCCATTTTAAAAAATTGAATTGCTGCGGCAGTATATTTTGCTTCTTCTAATGTGTTACTAGAGAACATAGCAGTTACAGATACTGTAGGATTGTTTGAATTAATATAGTAATTTTGTTGATAGTTTGAACCAGGTATATCATATGTTCCATAATTAGCACTATGACTCATCATAATAGTTGGCGTGTATGGAAATACAACGCCTTCATCATTTTGTAATGGAAATAATAATCCCGATAATGTTACTGGAACACCTGTCTTTTTTAATTTTAATGTAGCTTTTTGCATTATGTTAATCTCTCCTCAATAAACTTAAAAATCTGTTCATTGTATTTTCCAAAGAACTTAGTAAATGCTTGCTTTTTAGATTCTTCTTCGCCTTCGCTTGCCATGTCTGCACGGAAGTCACTTGCACTCATTCCACCTTGCATTAGTGGTGCTACATATACGTAGCCTCTTTCTTGTGCAGTTGGAATCAATTCATTCATATCATTTGGTAGTTTATGTAAGAACCCTTCTCCGCCTGTTGCAAGTCTGTTTGCGTCCTTCTCACCATACACAAGTATCTGTGCAGTGGTGTTTGGATCTCTGCCTGCTGCATCCATATCTGGTCTGTATGGATTTGTTTTAATAATCTTATCTCCGGGTATATTAAACATCTTATTCATAATGCTTGCCTTTTCATCAAATGTAAAGGGATCACTACTAAAGTCACCTTTTGAGTGGGCTTTGACAGCTTTTTGACTAAATGTTGTGGCGATAAATACATTATCCGCACCAAACTTTTGAACTAGATGTTTATAAACATCGTGATGTCCTTGGTGCATAGGTTGGAAACGACCGCCATAAAATACAGCTATGTTGTCAACTCCCTCTTTTAAAACATGTTCAATTAACATAATTACTTCTCCGTTCGTAGTATTTATCTAATTGAAAAAACCGGTTGACATTAGGGCCCGATATGCTGTATAATACTAATTACATAAAGGAAAATCTCAATATGAATAAACCAAAAAAGACTTTTTACTTAACAAACAAAGATTTGTTAAGAGAAATACATAACAGTAAGATGTCGTATTGTTGGACGCACGACGAGAACTATACACATTTTGATCTCATTGTAACAGGTTTTGATGAGATTACCCCGGAAGCTGTTGCTGAAGCAAAACAAAACAGAGCAACTAGACTACAAAAAATAGCTCACCAGGCAGAGGTTGCTCGTTGGGAACAAGGATTAACAGGCAAAAAGACTAAGCCAAGAGCGGCTGATTTTGCTGTTGATGTTGAAACTATTAATGATGATGACATTGTAGTAAGGGTAATGACATTCGAACATGTACCAGAAGAAAATAGAAAAAACAAACCAAAGACTGAAGCTGATTTACACGCTAAATGTAACTTTCCTCCTTTTAAACACTATGCAGTAATTAAAGGTGAGTGGACAGAAGTAGCACGTAGTCATTGGGAAGGCGGCAAAGATAATGGACATTTTAATGTTCATCACGGACAAACAAATGATATGTTAGCAAAAATGTATATTAAACTATGCGAGCGTTACAGTATGCGTGGTAACTGGAGAGGTTACACATATGTAGACGAGATGCGTGGACAAGCATTATTGCAACTAGCACAGATTGGCTTACAGTTCAATGAACTTAAATCACAAAATCCATTTGCATATTATACTGCGGCAATTAATAACAGTTTTACTAGAGTATTAAACTTAGAAAAGCGTAGTCAAAATATTAGAGATGACTTACTAGAAGAAGAAGGATTAAACCCAAGTAGCACTAGAACATTCAATGCTGAATGGGAAGCTCATATTAAAAATGAAGCAAAGAAAAAATTAGATAACCCAACATTAAAAGTAACAAACTACAAAGTACCAGAAGTAGATAACGAAGAAACTGGAGAATAAATGTTTTTTGATAAGGCAGTAATTTTTACTGATATTCACTTTGGCATGAAGAATAACAGTAGGTATCACAATCAAGATTGTGAGGACTTTATTATATGGATGATCGATGAAGCACAAAAACGAGGCATTAAAAAATGTTTCTTTTTAGGCGACTGGCATCACAATCGTGCAAGTATTAATGTAAGTACACTAAACTACACCACAAGTAATTTACGTAGACTAAGTGAATC